GTTCAAACTCCGCGACCATCTGTTTCGTCGGCGAGTCGGTCGAGCCGATCGTGCGGGCCAGCTCGGCGACGCGCGATTGCGCGCTCTGCATGTCGCGCCTGGTGCCGTTCAGGCCGACGCGCATTTCGCGAAACGCGGCCACGTCCTTTTGCGTGCGCTGTAGCTTGCCGAGTTCTTCACGCGACTCCTTGAGCGACTTCGCGAGGCCCTTGTTACCGTTGAGAATGTTTCGCAGGGGCTTCGTTGCGCCGTCGACCATATCGAACAGCACGCGCAATTTCAGGTCGTTACTGTTTGCCATCGTTATTCGCTTCCATACGGCGAGCGCACGCGCGCTCGCTCGCGCCAGTCGGCCAGCTCGGCCAACGTCAGATCGTCCATATCGCGCCGTGTCCAGTGAAACACGGTCGCGATATCGGCCATCGCTTCTTCAACGCGGTCGGGTATGCCGTTCTCTAGCTCGCCCGCTTCGGCAGCAAAAAAGATGCGAACGCCACCCCCAATTGCACGAGGTCAGCGGGGTCGAGCTGCTGCACGTCAAACTCGGTGAGCGTCGGCGACGAGATGCGCGGCAACACCTTGCCGAGTGCGTCGACGTCCAGATTCACGAGCGCATTGAGCGACGTGCCGCGCAGCTCGCCGGCGGCCGGCTTGCGCAACGTGATTTCGTTGATTACCTGTTCGCCGCGCGTGATCGGAGCATCGAGGGTGATGGTGTTCGACTTGGCTTGTTCGGTCATTTCTTTCTCTGTTCAGATTGGGTCGTTGATGCCCGCCCGGTGCTTGACCAGGCGGGGAAGGGGACATGCTTGCGTTACAGGCCGATTGCCTTGCGCAGATCGGCCAACAGGTCTTCGCCGTTGACGTTTTCGACCATGTTGATGAGGTCAATCTCGATCACGGTTTCGCCGTTGACGGTGAGCTTGTAATAGCTGCACGTCGTCGAAACCTTGAACGCCGTATCGTCGCCGGGCTTCGAGTTGCCGAAATCGAGTTCCTTGTGTCGGCCGCGCACGACGATTTCGATAGCGTCGTGCTTCGTCGAATCCTCGGAGCGATACGCGCCGGCGAAACGCAGTTGCACGCCGTCATGCTTCGTGATGCCGTATTGCGCGCAGACCGATCGCATGAAGCCGCCGGCCGTCCATTCGAGCACGATGCCCTCTTGCCCTTGGTCGATATCGATAGGGCCATTCATGCCGCCGCCGCGATACGCCTCCATCTTTCGCGTCAGCTTCGGGGGCGTGACTTCGGCAATCTGTCCCGCGAAGTTTTCGCCGTTCTGGAACAGATTGAAATTCTTTAGTTTCTTCGGCAATGCCATGTTTAATTGCTCCTAGTTAGGCTGTGACGCGTGCGGCGAAGTCCATCAGATAGCGGTCGGTGATGCGTTGGCGCAGCATCAGGTTTTCAAGGGGGGGAACCGGCGTGTAGTCGTAATCGATCGAGAGCTTGCCGGCCTTCAGCGTGTCTTTGTCGTTCACGCTGTCGTCATACCAGGCTGAGCCGCCGATCAGATAGCCATTCGAAACCAGCTCGCGGAATTTCGCGTTGATGCTTTCGATAATGTCGCGCACGATCGACGGGTGTAAATCCACGTCGACGAACGTCATTTGAGCCTCGGCCATCGTGTCGGCGAGCACTTGCGCGGTGCGCGTGTAGTTCTCGAACGCGAACAGCGGATCGTCGGAACAGGTGCGCGAACCCCAGAAGCGATAACCGTTCGAGTTAATCAGCGTCGTCACGTCCTGTTCGTTCAGGTAGCCCGCATCGGTCGCGGGGTCTTGCAAATCCCAAAACACATCGCGGCTAATGCCGGTGACGCCGTTGATGCCGACATTCGAGAGCGTCTTTTGCCAGCCCCTTTGCTCGTCGAGCTTGGCTCGCAGTCCGAGCGCGATCGCCGTCGCGTCGATCGTGGTCGACGCGTCCGCGGTCGTGTCCCATCCGAGGAAATCAGGCCACAACACCATCAGCTCGCGCTGGCTGAATTGCTTGCGGTACGTGGTCGCCGCTTCCTTCGTTTCCGCGCCGTTCGCCGAGATATAACCAAAGCCGCGCAGCTTCTGCGCGAGCGCTCCGAGGGCCGTCGCGACGGGTTGCGTGTCGAGGCCCGGTGCGCCGAGAATCCGCGGCTTGATGCCGAGTTTCGATTGCGCGGCGAGTAGCGCTTGCATGCCGGTGTAACCGCCGCCGACCGCAGTCGTGCCGATCACGTTGCTCGTCGTCGCCGCATCGTCGACGCCATCAGCGACGCGCACGACGACAATGACGGGCTTCGCCTGTGCCGACATGGCTTCGAGCGTGCGCGCGAGCGTGCCCTTGTCGCCGGCCTTGCCGATCGCCGCTTGAATGTTCGTCAGCAGCACGGGCGTATCGAGCGGGAACATTGCGGCATCAGCATCAAGGCCGGTCGCGACGAGGCCGACAACGGCCGTCGATACGGTGCGAATCGGGCGCGTGCCTTCATTGATTTCGAGTACGCGCACGCCGTGGTGATAGTCAGTTGCCATATGAATTCCTGTGTAGAAGGGCAGTGAAAGGGCGGGTTGCAGATCGCGACGCTTTCGGCGTTACGCGGGGTCGGCCGGGGTTTGCGGCGCGGATTCGGTGGGCGGAATCACGGGCAGTTCAACCGGGGGCGTATAGGCGGCCGGCTCGTCGGGCCACACGACAGCGTTCGGGAAGGTTTCGCGATCGAGCGCACGCGTGCATTGCTCGGCGTAGGCCGTCCACGCCTGATAGTTGAAATAGTCCTCGGCCGACAGCGTGCGGGCCGCGTAAGCCTCGGCCTTGCCATCGGTGAAGGTCGCGGCCTTCGCAATGCGAGCAGCGTATTCGGCCATTGCCGGCGCGCTCGCGACTTCGAACGGCGTCGGCTCGTCGGGCCAGCTCACAGCATCGGGAAAGCCTTCACGCTGGATCGCACGCACGAGGTCGAGCTGATACGCGGACCAGGCGCGGAAGTAATAGGCTTCTTCGCGCGAGAGCAAACTGGCCGCATAGGCGTCGGCCTTGCCCGCGTTCATCGTTCGGGCGCGCGCCATGCGCATATCAAACTCGGCCATCGCCGCAGCGCGCACGCGTTGCGCGACGATTGCGGGATCGATCACCCATGCGCCATCGCGGAACGTGTAGTCGTCCGAGGGGCGCGGGGTTTCCGTCAAACCGTGCTCGGCGGGCGTAGCGCCGGCGATTTGAATTTCGGCCGGCTGGCCGTTGTCCTGCCGATACAGCATCAGGCCGCGATAGTCGGGCAGCAGCTTCCATGCGCCATCGATATAAAACGGCCACGTCAGGCGCGGTCGCGACGGTAGATCGTCGGTCGTGCTGAACGCAGGCACGAGCCAGCGATCGGCGTTGATCGGGTCAGGGTCGGCGAGCCGACTGGAAAGGTACTGGCCGGTCTCGGCGTCGTATTGGTGAATCAGCATGGTTCAGATCCTTTTAGTAGGCGCGAATCATTGCGAGCAGCGCGATATTTCGCGGGCGCGCTTCGTTGCCGCCGTCATAAGCGACGGTGATCGTGTGTGAGTGGTTGCCAGCGCCGCCGATGCCGACGTTGTGCCCGTGCGTGCCCGCGCCGTCAGTGTCGAAACCGTGCCCGTGTGCGCCGGTCGCGTTCGTGTATGGATATCGCGCGCCGTCGATCGAGAAAGTCGACGAATTGCCGACGCCGCGATCGGTGTCGGTTGTGTACATCGGCACGGGTTGATCCAATATGTGCCCGTGGTCGCCGATCGCGTAGGTATTGCCGTGGTGCCCGTGCCAGCCTTGCGAATCTGTCCATGCGCTGTGGACGTGATCGCCGACAGCGGCAGCGCTCGCGCTGTGCGTGTGGACCATGTTTTGATAGGCCTGATAGGTGCCGATACCACGGTTGGTATCCGCGCCGCGCGCATCGTCCCAACAGCGAATGAATTCGCCGCGCAGCTCGGGAAGGCGAAAGGTTGTCGCGCCGTCGCCGCTCGAAAAGCACCCCCAGTTATTCGACGGCCAAGCGGATTCAGCGACCAGTGCGCCGCTCGCCTGTGCATAGGCCCATAGCGCCGGGTAATCCGCGCGCTTGAGAACAGCGCCGTTCAGCTTCAGAAAGCCAGCGCGTACGCTCGTGCGCGGTTCAAAAACGATCGTGCCGACAGCAGCCGCCGCGATCGCCGCGACTACCCATTCAGTCGTCGGGACGCGCTTCGATACATCGCCGGCCGGGGGCGTGAGCGCGGTAATCAAACCGCCTACATCGAGCGTTCCGCGAAACCCGGTGTTTCCGGTGCGCGTGTCGAACCAGTGCGAAAACTCCGCTTTCGGCACGGCCGAACCATCAATATTCGGGCCGAAGCCGATGCCGTACCAAGAGCGCAGCGCAACGTTATTTCCATAGAAGCTCGCCGAATCTGCGTTTCCGGGGCCAAGCGTCGCGACGTTGCCGGGAGCCGCTGCGATGCGGAAAGAATCGACGGTTTGCACGCGGCCGATGAAATCAGCGCCCGACAGACTCGCCTTTGCATCCAGCTTTGGCTTGAGCGTCGCCGGCGTCACGGCGCGAACGGCGTCGGTGCCGGCGTCGACTTCGGCTTGCGTCGCCAACTCGATCACGCCTTGCACTTCAGTCGTCGCCGGCGGATTCAGAAACGTCGCGTCGCCGAACGTGAGCGCCGCCGCGTCGATCGTCGCGAATTGCATGTCGGCGGATAGCAGCAGCATTGCGGCCGGCGACTTCTCCATGATCGGCGTCGCCTGGCTATAGACTCCGAACAGCACATCGTTTTCGAGATACAGGCCGAATCCGTATAGCGAGAATTGATCGTCGGTGTCGTCTTTCAGGGTGACATGCACGGTGTCGGGTGCGACGTTCTTTCCGGCGAATGTCGTGATGCGCTTGCGCTCGTTCGGCATGGCGAGCATGCCCTTGTCGGCGACGAAAGGGGCAGACGCAAGGCCGATCTTTACGACTTGGTGCGCGTTGGTGCCCGTGTTGCCGGGTGCGACGAGCGCAGCTCGCCCGGCGTCGGTGATGGTGATGAGGGTTCCGGCCATAGGTCAGATATCCGAGAGAGAAAGACGGCGATACAGCGCGGGTCGAACGGCCGCCGCGACGCGCTGCGTGCCCTGCATGGAAAAGCCTTGCGTGAATGAGTAGTGCGCGCTTACGGGCTTCGTGCGATCGATTTCCGCGATGATGTCGGCCACGAGTGCAGCGGTCGGCACTTGCCCGTCCCGGCCGCTAACGGTTAGCACTACGTCGAACGTGCCGGGCACGCCGCGAGGCGTCAGCTCGAACCATTCGCGCAGGGCGATGTTTGCGCCGAACGCGGCGACGACTTCGCGCACGGCAGCAGCCGTGCCGTTTTTGCGTGCGATCGGAATGGCGGCCTTCACGCGGGCGCGCTTGGTCTGTTCGGGCCAGTAGTCTTTCCATGCGTCGACGCCGAGGTGCCACGCGAGCCACGGCAGCAAAGGCAACGGGATCGCATCGGGGTCCATCAGTACGGCCAGCGGCGACGGAATATCGCTAACGCGTGCGCCGACGCGCGCAAGGTTGCGCTCGTGCGTAGTCGAGTTTGGCGGGAGCAGATCACTCATTGTTGTAAATGCCGCCGTCGACCAGCTCGATCGCCGTGCAATACGGCGCTTCCTGTTTCGTTGCCGGAATGTCGGCGGCCGGCTCGTCGAGCATCACCTTTTGCACGCCCGGCGCGCGCGCAGCGGCATAAACGCCGTCGAGCGTGATCGCCATGCCGAGCTTGTGCATGTCGTCGGTGTACTTCTTGACGTTCTTGTTTGCCTCGGCGAGTGCGACAGAGCGATCGGGGCCGGCGAAGAAAACGAGCGTCGCACGCACGGCGTATCGCTTGATCGTCGCGCTCTGCACGGTCACGAGATCGGTGAGCGGGCGCACGTTGTCGGACGCGAGCGCTACGCGCACCTTTTCGACGAGCGTTTCGTCGGCCGTGCCGTCGCCGTCGCGCGAGAGAACCGTAACGACGACTTCTTTCGGCGCGGGGCTTACGGCAGACGCATCGAGCACGCGGCCGTCAGCGTTGCGAGCGTGCGAGATATACGCGCCTTCGGGGCCGGCAACCGAAAAGCCTTGCGGCGCGAGCTGCACGCGCGCGCGCAAATCGGTGTCGTCTTCGTAGACCGCCTCAATGTCATTTTCCGGCTCGGCCGGCGTGATCACGAGGCGTTCAATTTCAAACAGCGCGGCAAGGTGTTCGAGGTCTTTGCCCTTTGCATAGGCCAGCATCACGGCGCGCGCGGCATCGTTCACGCGTTGGCGCAACACGATTTCGCGATACGCGTTTTCCTGCAACGCAATGTTCATCGGCTCGGATTCAAGCGCGAGGGCCGCCGCTACTTCGTCCTGTTGATCGAGCGGATAGAGCGACACGAGCCGCGCCTTGCGCTCGGCGAGCAGCGTTTCATAGTCGATCGTTTCGACGATATCGGGCGATGAAAGGCGCGACAGATCGATCGGCGTTGCGCTCATGCCGCAACCCCGCTCGTGAGCTGCACGCGCGTCGATACTGGCTCGCCGGTCTCGGTCGTGGTGCCTTCAATGTCGACGACTTGCACCCCCGCGCCGGCGTCGCTCAGTTCGGTCGAGAGCTGCACACGCGTAAGGCGCAAGCGAGGTTCCCATTGCATCAGCGCGGTCGCGATCGCCGCATACAGGCGCACGCGCGTCGCGCCATTGTTCGGCGCGTCGATCAGGTCGGGCAGCTCCGAGCCGAAATCGCGGCGAGCGATACGCGTGCCGATAGGCGTCGTGAGAATCTTCGAAATCGATTGATACAGGTGTGCGAGGCCGGCCGTAGCGCGGCCGGTCGAGGCGTTCATTCCAATCATTGCGGTTCGCCGACGAGTTGCCCGTCGCCCTGTTCGAGGTGCTTGTGATGTGCCGAACTTTTGCCGCCGGCGATCACGTCATCGCTTACGGCGACGGTGCCGGAAATAGCCATCGTCGGGCCGCCGCTCGTGCCGGCCTTGCCGGTCATGCCGTTCTCAAACGCGAACGAGCCTTTAACAAGCATCGCGCCTGTGACGGTCGTTTGCGTCGCGTCGAGCGTCAAATCGTCGGCTTTAACCGTCGCCGTTTTCGTCGTGACGTTGACCGCGCCGGGGGCGGTGATGTTGACGGTTCCACCATCGGGAAAGACGGCGTTGAGAACATGGGCGGCCATGTCGTATTCGATCGATGCGCCGTCGCGATAAACGCGCATATGCTTCGCCGGGTCGGTGCTCGGCGGTGGGAAATCTTCGGAAAAGAAACCGCGCAGCGCGACGGCTTGCGCAGGGTCGCCGGTCGGGCAAAGCAGCATCACCCCTTCGCCGATCGAGGGCGCATGCCACTCGATCGACTCACCAGCGAAAGGGCTGAACCATTGAATCCAGTCGGTATGTAAATCGCCGCTCACTACTCGACACAACGCGCCTTCAACCGACTCAACGGTGCCTTTGCGTATGCCGTTCAGAAATTGGCGTGAGGATTCGTTTGCGTTCATGGCTCCATGTTGCCGAGCACGCACGCGCGAGTCGACACGCTGCGTTTGTGAGCGTGTCGGGTACAAATTTCGGGTGCCGAATGATTAAGGCGCGATGTGCTTGAGCAGTAAATCGCGGATCATTTCGCGATCGGCGTCGGTGAATCCGAGCAGCACGCGCGCGGGGTAGGTGTATTCGGGGCCGCCCGGTGCGACCCGATCGGTGCCGCCGAATTGGTGAGTGCGGGCCACGCGTGCAACGCGGCCGGCGAAACCAATCGCGAGGCCTTGCGAGTCAGTTTCGGCGCGCAGGAAGCGCGCTTGCCTCAGTCGAGCGAACATTGCCGCGCGCTTGATGCGGGCGGCCTTGTCGCGCAGATGCTTCGGGCGCGGTTTGCGCTTCTCGTATGCGCTCCCGTCCGGGTTGCGTTGCTGTGCGATGCGCGTGCGTTGGCTACGCGTCAGCTCGCGACCGATATCGCGCAGCGCGGCGCGTCGAGCGGCCGGCGTGAGCCGCGAGAGCAGCCCGCCCGCCCATGATTCGAGCGCGCTTAGTTCGTCCATTGCGCCGGATCGTAAAGGCCGCTCACCTCCCATTCGGGCACGGGTTCGTCGACGTGCGTGATGGTCTGCGCGCCAGTGTCGTCGGTGCCGACGACGACGCTTTCGGTGAGCTTGAGCTTGATCGACAGATCAACCGTGGTTTGCGTGAGTTGGTCGGCTTCGAACGATATGCCCGTCTTGCGCAGATCGTCGTTCGTCAGCAAGTCCGATTGATTGCGCTTAATCCATGCGAGCAGCGCGGCGAACACGATATCGGCATCGCCAGCGAAGTCGAGCAGCAGCACGTTAAGCGTATAGGCGTAATCGAACGAGCCGGATGCCGCGCCCGTCGCGATGATGTTGCCGGCGTCGATAAACACGAGCAGCTTGTCGGGATCGGTCGAGAGCGACGGCACGGCCACATTGAGCGCCTTGCGCAGACTGTTCGCCTTATTCATGGTCGGGGCCGGGAAGGGAAAGGGCTTTCGACTGGCAATCGACGATCAGATCGACACGGGCCGCGCATTCGCCCCATGCCGCCTCGGTGATATCGAGCGCGCGGCGCAGCTCGTCGTTAGTTCGCGGTGCCGTCGCCGGCAGCGTGCAGCGCGCGACGGGCGCGCATTGCAAGGTATTCGTCGGCTCCGGTGATCGCGGGGCGGCCGTACAGGCGCACAACGTCATCAGGCAAAGCGCCATCAGCCCATGTGCGCAACGCTTCGTTTTCATGTTTCAACGCCTCAAAGTCGGTCTCAGTCTGTGCGAGGCTCGCGGCGATGCCGGCGCGCTTCGCGTCGAGCTGCGCGAGCGCCTTCGCGTGCTCGCGCTCTTTCTGCTGTAGTTCGACGATCGTCGCGTCGCGCCGGCCGACCGTCTCTTGCGCTGTGTGCGCGGTGTCCTGTGCGTCGACCAGCTCGGCGCGCAGCGACTTCACGTAAAACCAGCCGGCCGCGATCGCGAGCGCGACGAGCGCGATCGCGGCGAGCTTGAGCGCGATCGGCACGAGGCGTGCGGTGATAGGGTTCATGCCGCCGCCTTCTCGCGCTCGGCATACGTCGTGTATGCCTGGGCGAGCTTGGCGTCGTACAGATTGCGCGCGTAATCCGGGCCGTTGTAGCCCTTGGCGAACGCGGTCCACTTCCTACCCTTCAGCGCAGAAAGCAAGGCCGTGTCGGCCGCGATAAACCGCACGAACGCGTCGAGGTGATCGGCTTCGCTTCTCTGCATGCGAGCGACCCAATCGGCGACGCTCAAATATTCGAGGTCTTGCCAGTGATAGCCCATGATTTGAAACGCGCCCCAGCTCGCCGACTCGTGCGCGGTGTCGGCGTCGATGCGCTCGGCGATCGCAAGGCGGGTGTACTCGGCCGCCTTGCCCATGTACCCGCCGGTGGTGCTCGATACGATGTTCGGATATCGAGCGGCGAGCGCATCCACATCAAAGCCGCGTGCCTCGAGGCGCTTATAGAACACATGCCGCTCGAAAAGAATCGCCGGCCGGCCATCGGTCAAGAAACCTTCGCCACGCGATTCGACTTCGTTGACCGCGCGGATCGCCGCAACGGATACGCCGAGCGTGTCGGCTGCTTTCACGAGGTCATCGTCGGACAGGTGCCGGGGCAGTGCGACACCGGGCAAAGCAATCAGCGTTTTCGGGCCGGCGATGCCGTCGATCACAAGGCCGCGAGCTTTCTGCAGGGCCATAACCGCGGATTCGGTGTCATGGTCGAAGACGTGCGTTTCGTGCACGGGAAAGCCGGCGCGCGTGAGCCGCTTTTGTAGCAACGCAACTTCGTCGCCGATATCACCCTTTCGCAGAATCATCGTCATTCGCTCCGCAGCAGGCGCGCGACGTTGCCGCGTGCGCCGAAAATGAGAACAGTGAAAAGAGCGGCGCGAGCCGCTTCGAAATAGCCGACGGCTTTCGCATGCACGGCCAGCTCGATCGCCGAGCCGCCAAGCGCGACGAGCATCAGCCAGGCGAACCATGAAACGTGATGCCGGTGCCGCGCTCCGTCGCGGCGATAGGCGAGGATGCGCAGCGCCGCGAGGCTGTACGCAATCAAAGCGATCAGTGCGAGGGGGTTGGTCATGAGTCAGCCCTTTCGGAACAGCGACAACAGGTCGAAAGACTTGATGCGCTCGATCAGTTGCAGAGTGACGGTGATTGCCAGTGCAGCGGCGAAGAACGCCGCAACGCCGGTGCTCGTGATCGGCGTGTGATTCACAACATCGGGCGCGGCCATATAGCCCGCGATCAGCGAAATCACGAGATAGGCGAAGCGCTTGCCGAGCGACAGGTCTTTCGACGTGACGACGACGAGCGCCGCGCCCGTGAAAGCGCCGATGAGCGCGTTGCCGTCGATGCCGGGAAACAGGCTTGCGAAGCCGATGCCGGCCGACACAGCGGCGAGGGTGGTGGTGCTAGGTTCGGCCATGTTGACGACTCCGGGTTAATCGAAAAGGTTGACGAGCTGGAGCGTTGTTTGATCGCTCGGCGGATCGGGTAGGTCGACGGCGAGGCCATGCGGCAGCACGGGACCGTAGTCGGCGAGGCCGGCATTCATTTCGAGCGTGGTTTCGACAACGCCTTGCGTGCGGCCGAGGTAGCGGAAACAGAGGGCGTCGACGGTATCGCCCTGTTGGGCATAGACGCGCATCAGATCAGCTCGATCGTTGTGCGCGCGACGCCGCGCATATCGTTGATTGCTTGGCGTGCGTTGCGGCGATCGGCGTCGATCGTCGTCACCAGCTCGTCGGCGTCGTTCGCGCCCGACTTCGTGCTATCGAAATCGCGATACTTCTCGGTGAGGTCCGCGCGCGCGAGGAAATAGATCGCTCGGCGATAGCGCGCGAGCTGCACGCTTTCGCCGCCGATCTTGTCGGCGGGCAGCTCGGCGAGCGATGCAACGCCGGCCGCTTCGTGGTCCGCGCGCCAGCTCGCCAGCTCGCGATTTACTTCGTCGATCGCGGCGATCGCGGCATCGCGCAGACGGGCCGTTGTGACGGTGCCAGTGAGGCGCACGGCTTCGCGCATATGCGCGAGGTCGACAGAGGGAAACCATGCGACGTTTTCGATCGTCAGCGCGTCGGCCGGCGGTGTCGGCTCGGGCGTGATGGTCGGGTCTTCGATCGCGTTAAAACTCGTCATGGCGTCAGCTCGGGAAAGGGTGAGCGGTGGGCCGGCGTCGGATCGCGTAACCGTCAGGCGTTGCGATCGTCAGCCGGCGCCGCTCGGCCGGGGTGGGCTCTTTACTTGCGGCCGGCGGTCGGGCCGGCCGCATTGCTCGCCTTCTCAATGCGGGCAATGTCCTGTTTCACGCCGGCGCGCTCGTCGAGTTCGAGCGCGCGGCGCAGGTGTTCGAGGGCGGCCGGCGAATCGCCGTCGCGCTCGAACGTGTAACCGATCGCCTTGTGCAGCTTGGCGCGCACCTGGTCGTGCATGTCATGCGATTCGGTGAGCTGCGCGACTTCGTTGAGCTGCGCGACGCTCAAGCGATCGCCGTTCGCGTCTTTCTTGAACGATGAAAGCGAAGCCTCGGCGAATTCTTCGGCGATCGCCGTCGATAGCGTGCGGTCGTATTGATCGGGCAGCGTCATCCGGTGCGCGATCGCATAGCGCGCAATATCGAGCGCGCCGGCGAAGTCGCCGACGTCGACGCGCCAGATCATCACAGTCGTTAAAACATCGTCCTGTGCGCCCCGCCCGCCACTCAGCGCGCCCGTCACATAGTCGACGTATTCCGGCAGCAGCTCGGCGCGCTTCACTTCGATCTTTCGGGCGATCGACTTGATCTCTTTGAGTCGACGACGATCGATCGCGAGCTTCGCGAGCATCAGCTCGTAAGCGCTTCCGACCATCGTTTCGCCCATGCCGGCCGAAGCCGACGCGAGCTGTGCCGATACGCGCTGAAAGTGGCGTCGTGCGGGGCTAGTCATCGCGTCGTGTCTCCTTTACGCCGCCGGTGCGGGTGCGATTTCGATGTTCTCGGCGACAGCAGCGCGGCCGAGGTCTTCGACGACATACGCATCGTTCGACGATTCGTAGTTTTCAATGCGATCGCGCTTGGCGTTGTCGACGATCGTGCGCCGGCGCGCGCCGTCTTGGAAATACAACGACAGGTTGTCGAAACTCGTGACGAGCACCGCATTGGCCGGGAAGAAAGGCACGGTCACGGCGGGCAGATTGCCAATGCGCTTTTGGCTCTGGATCACATCAGCGGCCAGCATCTCGGTCGGGGCCTGGCTCTTGTTGATGAGCGGGAAATACTTGTCATGCAACAGGCCGCGACCGCACATCACGACGAGCGCGGTGTCGTCCTGGTGCCACGGGTCGATCATGCTCGCGACCAGATCGGTGACGAGTGCATCGAGGTTTTCGTAATCGGCATCTTTGCCGACGACAATCTTGCCGGCCGTCGCGCCGTGATCCATCACGCGTTGCGGGGCTTGCTCGCGCATGCGTTGTAGCCAGCCTTTATTCACGTCCTGCAACAACGGGTTAGCTGCGCGATCGGACGTTGCCGCGCGCGTCTTGCCGTTGAAGCCGATCGCGATACGGTCGAGCGCTTGACGGCGCACGATCACGTCTCGAATGCGGGTCTGAAAGTCGGGAAACTTCGCCCACGCGTCGAGCTTCGCATAGGTCAGGTGCGAATCGAAGTTCGTTTGCGTGCAGTTGTAACCGTTCTCGTCGAGGTCAGTCACATCAGCCGTGGCGCGGTCCTTCTGCGTCGTGTCGGTCGTGCTCGCGATCGGGCCGCCAACGCCGAGGCCGAGCTTTGCGCCCTGTTGCTCGGCCACCCCGATGATGTTGATGCGCTTGAGGAAGTCGCTCGATTCCTGAATGCGGGTTTCGAGCTTTTGCTGCACGCTCGGCGCGACGGCGAATTTCTGCGTCGCGTTGTTGATGCCGTTGAGCTTGGCGATCGCGTCGAGGAAAGCGTCGAACGCGAAGCGGGTTTCTTTACGCATGTGGTGTGTTCTCCGGGGCAGTGAAATGGGTAATTGCCGGGTTAGCAATCGGTCGTTACGGTGCCGCCGGCCGAGCCGGTCGACGCGGGGCGCTGCACGCCGCTCTCGGTTTTCGAGAGCTGCGTGTGCAGCTCGTCGAACGCTTTGCGATCGGCTTCGCGCGCCGTGTTCAGATCGGCGACTTGCCTCGTGAGCGCTTCGATCGTTTCGCCTTGCGACTTCGTGACCGTCGCCAGCTCAACGCACGTTTGCGCCAGCTCGCTGAATTGCTTGTCGTCCCGCTTCTTCGAGCTGGACAGAATTTCTTTGACGCTGGACAGCAGCGCGCCGATCGCCGAGGGCTTCTCGGCTTCTTCAAATTCGATCAGGGTTTCGTCGGCGACCGTGAAAAGGCTTGTCGGCGATTGCTTCCGGCCGGCGAACGGCGAGGCGTTCGGGTTCTGAGCTGCGAAAGAAAGGATTTCAGTGCCGAGGCTTGCCGGGCTATCGGTGACAGCCAAGCCGATCAGATACGCCTGTTTCGTGTCAGCGAAAGACGGGTCGATTTCGCACGAGGTGTAAATCTTTTGCTTCGCCTTCGTCATGGCAACCAGCTCGGGCGTGGGCTCGATTTGCGCATACAGGCCGAGCTTGCCCGCGAATTCGCCGTCGAGTTCGCGCGTTTCGACCGCGATCACGTCGCCGTATGCCTTGAACGGGCCATCGGGCACGATGCCGCGATAGTGTTCGAGATTCACGCGTGCGCCGTACATCGTCGCGCTGTAGTTCGCGGCAATCTGTTCGAGCCATGAGCGTTCAATCACCCGGCCGTCAGTCGTCGCACCTTCGACCGCGATGCGAAACATTTTCGACTTGGCGAGCTTCGTCGCGTCGGTCGATGCGGTCGAGCCGATCGCCATTGCGCCGAGGCCGGCAGCGCCGGTGATGCTCATGCCGTGATCGCCCATGAACGCGAGCACACCGGCAGAGTTGAGAACGGCATGTGCGGCGAGTGTTGACGCGTGTGCGTCCATCGTGACAGCGAGCGCGATCGCCGCGACGGCGAGCGACATGAGCGACAGCTTGCGAAATTGCATTGTTAGGTCTCCAACAGGTTCGGGAAGGGTTCGGTGTGAGTTGATATCTTGCGATTACGGCCGCAAGCGCTCAACGTTTCGCGTTTGTTCGTGCGTTCGGTACACATAGGCGGGCGTGCTTGCGCGCGCGCGACGCGGGAAACTTGCCGGCATGATCGAAACAGCCGATATCAAACCCGCACTCGAATCGAATGCCAACCCTCGCCGGATTGCGCGCGCGCTTTACTGGCAGGGTTGGCGCATCACGTCCGTCGCGGAACACTTGCAGCTCAAGCGCGCGACGGTTGAGGCATGGAAACAGCGCGACGAGTGGGACAAGGCCGCGCCGATCGAGCGCATTGAGTCGTCGCTTGAAACGCGCCTCGCGGTGCTCATTGCCAAGCCGGTAAAGACGGGTAACGACTTCAAAGAAATCGACTTGCTCGGCCGGCAGGTCGAACGGCTC